CAATACAATGATGATCGTATCAAGCGTGTTATTGACAGTTGGCGTGGTGTTCGCCCTGTTATTCATTTTAGCACATCACGCGAAGATGGCACAATTGAGCGCAATACATCCGAACGACATGACCTACAACGATTGATAGAAAGTGGTTACAATAAACAGAAACTACGCGCACATAGTGACTACTTTTACAATGATGCTATGAATCGTTGGGCACATGAACACTGGAGTTGGGCTGATATCATGTGCGAGAGCAAAGCAAAAAATCTCGCAAGCGCGAGACTTTTTGATACATATAAGAACTATGTTTGATAAACTAAAAAGTCTTTTCAAAAAGCCAGAAGTTCCTAAAACTGAAGCCAAACCCAAAAAGGCACAGAAGAAGGAAAAGGAACTAAGTCCTAAAGAATTGGCTACGCAAAATGGCGAGCCATATGTTGCTATTCTAAAAGTAGAACTTGATCCTGCAAATATCAACAATGGTAGTTTTGAATTAGATTGGAACGACAAGTTTGTTGTAAACCTTGTCAAACAAGGTTATAAAATTAGACCCGATGATACAGATAACGAGATAGTTGACCGTTGGTTTCAAACCGTATGCCGTAACGTAGCATTAGAAGTTTACGAGCAAGAAATGGCTGACCCAGAAAAACGCCGTGATGACATACGTATAGTACGCCAGCGCGATTTGGGTAACGGTCGTACCGAAGTTAGTTGACTAAATTAAAATATCTATGTAATATAAAAGTATATATTACGAGGTATTTTATGTTCAACGATATTTTTTTGCATAGTCCCGATTTTATCGTTCGTTGTAATAAACTTACATATAGTTGTGACGTTTATGGTGTTATGCGTAATAACGGTATAGCACGTTCTTACGTTTATGCTGTCGCATACAACAATCCTAATATGCTTATGGCTTACGAAATTTTGAAAGTAGGCGAAAGCAGCCCTGATCCTCAGGCATCAACAGTTCAGATAGGCGAAAGAATATCAAGGCAATTGCACCATGTACCGGGTTGGGAATATTATAAAAATGATCCTATAAGTGATCATGGACAAGATTTTATGAACGGTGTAGAGTATCGTCAGAAACAAGGACTTTTACCCATGAATTTTCATAAAGATGAGATAACAGTCGGGATTTGGGACATTAGCAGGCGAATGAAAATGTCTAATATGATCGAAACTCCTGAACAAGAGCAACGCGCTACAAGTTGGGCTCAAGGAGAGCTTGCTTATCAACATAAAAACTTATATGGAAAATTACCAATACTGAACTTTGCTGATCCTACCTGCTCTAAGCATTATAAAAATCCTAGCTATATATCAAAAACAGTTGGACAACTATTCGGTTGGTAAATTCACCCAATTTGCTACACAAAAGCGTAAACACTTAGTATAATATACGTATATTATTCTAGTAAATAGGTGTGCTTGTGAAATACGCTCTGATTGATACAGCAAATACGTTCTTTCGTGCCCGACATATCGCAAGTCGCAACAGCGATACATGGGAGAAGATCGGCATGGCACTACACCTCACGCTCAGTAGCGTCAATCAAGTTGTACGCAAATATGGCATCGACCATGTTGTGTTCTGTCTTGAGGGTCGTAGTTGGCGCAAGGATGTGTATCCACAGTATAAGGCACATCGTAAAGTTGCCGAGCAAGCATTGACCGAAAGCGAAGCAGAAGAGAACAAGATGTTTTGGGAAACGTATGATATGTTCACTACGTTCCTACGTGAGAAAACTAACTGCTCCGTATTGCGCCATGAACGTGCTGAGGCTGATGACCTTATCGCAAGGTTCATTCATCTTCATCCTAACGATGAACATTATATCATTAGCAGTGATACCGATTATGTGCAATTGATTGCACCAAACGTCAAACAGTACAATGGTGTTGCTAATCAATTGATTACCCTTGAAGGTTATTTTGATGACAAGGGTAAGCCTGTCAAAGATAAGAAAACTAAAGAACCTAAGTTGTTAGGTGACCCGCAGTTTCATCTCTTTGAGAAGATCATGCGCGGTGATGCCGGTGACAATGTGTTTAGTGCATATCCAGGTGTTCGTACTAAGGGTAGCAAGAACAAGGTCGGCTTGATTGAGGCTTATGCTGATCGTACAAAGCAGGGCTTCAACTGGAATAATATGATGCTACAGCGTTGGGCAGACCCCGATGGTGTTGAATATCGTGTCAAGGATTTGTACGAACGCAACAAACTGTTGATTGATTTGACTGCACAGCCTAGTGAGATCAAGGATCTTGTTGACGTTGCTATCACTACTGGTGTGCGTATCAAAACTACGCCGCAAGTTGGTGTACACTTTATGAAGTTTTGCGGCAAGTACGAACTCAACAAGGTTAGTGAGCAGGCTGAGACTTACGCTAAATGGCTTAACAGTCCATATACCGGACAATATAAAGATATCGCAATGGAGGTTGCATGACTGAGTTAATTGCTAAACCTATCATCAAAGACCAATATTGGGTCGTTACTGATGGAGAAAAGAAAGTAGGTAATGTTCTTGCTAACAATGCAGGATATGAATTAATACTAAATGGCAGCACATTACAATTTAATAATACTAAGGATATTCAAAAGAAAACTAAGATAAGTTTTCAACCTATGAAGTCTAATAAAACTAAGGTTGAGATGCCTTATCCGGAATATCCTACTACGAGCAAGACTTATAATAACATTTTTGACATTAAACGTAAGTTACATATCTTTACTAAAACCAACAAAAGTAAATGTTATCATGTAGCAGGTTGGTTCGTAATTAATCAAAATGGTCAGAATCAAACGTTTTTCTGTCCTAAATACATTTTTATTCAGCGATATGAGTATGTCGGCCCATTTAAAACTGAAAGTGAGGCCAATAACTATATAAATAGTTAACATGGTCCATATCAAGAAATTTTTGGACAAAATAACGCATTTAGAGTCAACAAAGACAAAAGATGTAGTTATACCCTTAAATGATGCGCGTGGGCTACGTGACGAGATTACTAAATTGTTATCGGACTATTATGCTCTTAATGAAAGTAATAGCAACAAAGAAGAAGTAATCAAAGTAGAAATTAAAGGCGGCGGGTTCAAATGAGTAGAACACAACCAAAAGTCATATTAGAACATGTTGATAAAACGACATATAAGTGCGATCAGATTGTCGAAGCCAGCGGAATCTGGGCAGTGTTTTATGACGGTCAACCTATCAATTTAAAAAGTCAACATTATCTAGCGAACGAAGTTGCACCCAAATATAAAAAGACCAGTTTTAGCAATCCTGGACATGCTAGGAATCTCTGTCGCAAACTAAACACTCTTTTCAAAACAGATAAGTTTAGTGTGGTTTTCATGAACCAAGGACGACAGGTTTATCCAGATGAATAATCTTGATAAAATTAAGATTACAGATATCATATACACTCAATTAAAAGACAAATTAGATCCCAATATTAAGCTTAACGAACTTTATAAAAAGTTTTGGTTCACAGGTAGAAGCACAGAAAATATGCGTCTAACCGACGAGGGTAAAAATGCCCTAGAAATGTTGGACTTAGAATTTTTTGAATTCCATTTAAACACTAATACTGATAGATTTAACTATCACGTTATTAACATCGGTAAAAAATTAAAAACTCCATTTTGGATAGGTTTTAAAAACCGCCTTTATAAATCAGCATATATACGTATCTACGATAGTAAAGTTGCTATGTTAATAACTCTATACGGCAATTTTGACGAATATTTACAATCGATCAAAAAATGAAAAAACCTATAACTTTAGTTGAGCATGAAGGGTTTAAAAAACTTAACATGCCCAATGAATTATATTCACACCTACTAACACATGCTTATTTGTATTTGCAGCCTAGTGGATGGTTCTGTGAATATCCAAGCGACGAAGAAGGGGCTACTCCCTGGTACACGTTTCCGGCTATCACTTTTTTAAAAGATATTATCACAAGCTCCTATAAAATTCTAGAATACGGATCAGGCTATAGTACTTTATATTTTAGGAATAAAGTAAGTCATTTAGTAACTATCGAACACGATCAAGAGTGGGCTAATAAATTACTTACTGAAAATCCAAATCTTGATATTCATATATGTAAAGAAAATAGCGGGGTACATCCTGAAGCTCAAAGTGTATATGATAATTTCGTTGATAATACGATTCAAATACGCACAGAATTTCATGACCATGATTTAAAACATGGACTAGTCAATGATGAGTTTGGTGGATATTGCAGTATGATTTACCAAGCACCAGAAAAGTTTTATGATATGGTCGTAATTGA